CTTCGAAAACTGTCGAATTTTCCGTATCTAATGAATCTTCAGTATTAAAAATAAAATTATAAATGTTATCGAAAATAGCCTTCTCGAGACCAATAGAGCTGCCTTTAAGTTTGTTTCGATCGATTACATACTTACCTTCATCACGCTTTTTCTTGTAAAACAGTGCTATATCTTTAAGACGGTTAGCAAAGAAAGGTATAGCTACATCTAAATCAGCTGGGTCGTTGAAATCTATTTTTTCTAAGAAGCGTTTTTCTGTTTCAGTGGTGTAGTTGATAACCACTTCTCTTATGAATTGCCTGTAGTAATCTTTAAACTGTGTTCGCTCTTCATCTTTAGATATATCTTGTTTAGAGTACCATGATTGGAGGTATTGACTATAAAATGAACTGTACTCTTCTGGTGAATAATCAGCTTGCGTATTATTAATAAAATCCAAAAAAGAAAACGGTGCAACAGTATCCCTATACACGTTATCTGTAATATCAGGATTAGTGATAGAATACTCAACTAAAACGGTTCTTATAGATTGATCAGACATAATTTAATCTTCAAAAAGTTTGAGGCCCTCGTATAGTGATTGCGAGAAAATATTTGACATTGTACCATTGTCTCTCGACCAATCATTATAGGATGTGAGGTTATATGAAATAGTGTTGTTAGGATCTGTAAAGTCAATTATAGAGTTTTCAATATCAGTAGTTACATCTTTCTGATAGTAAAAATTATATATATCTAAAATATCACGACCGCCACCCGACAAGAGTGGCCAACCCCAACTAGAATTATAATCACTTAATCTATAGTATTGTGAGCTCGATGATAAAGCCTGAGTTAAAAGATTATCTTCCCCCTCTGTAAGAACTTCACATTGTCCAAATTGCTCGAGAGTAATAGGAGTACCACCATTAAGTTCTTCAGATACTGCAGAAACTAATTGCCCTGTCGTTGTACCATAAACAATACCATTTGTAATAGTGATAGTAGGTGTAACCCTTGCACTAAGGGGGAGAGTGGTATTTAATGTAGTAAATTTACCACTATATTTTTCCGAAGCAACAATTGGTTGCCCTGCAATAATAATACTACTTGCGTCTAATTTATCACCTAGATTATATCCATAGTACTCGTTATCCCTGTAACCATAAGATTGATAATATGTTTGATTTCTATTGCGTCGTCCAAATAGTTGAGATTTACTGATGGATAGTAAATCAATAAGCCTGTTAAGCTTTGGAGGGAAAGAATATTTACTTAACTCAGGCAGACTAAGCATTTGCAAAATACCATCTAGCTCATCAATATTGCTTTCATCTATTGTAGAGTTATTATCAAAAAAGTTTTGTATCTTCTCGTACGTTGCTTTGCCAATTGAGTCTTGTGTTGAACTTAAATCTCCAAAAATAGATCCAATAAAGTCACTCATTAATACTTTTGTATCTGTAAACAAAGGCTGTTCAGCAATATCTTTAAATGCAGCTTTAAAATCTATGTTTTCGCCTTTTTTAGAAATAGTGTAAAAACTACTCGGGTAAATTGTGAATGTGCTGCTAGTTCCCGATATAACATTACCAGAATATGTTGTATGTCCAGATAGATAAACGTCTTCTAATGTACTCGTATTATTACTTATGAAATACCCTTTATAAAACCCTCCTGTATCTAATGTTGATAAGCTGAGAAAGTTCGAAGTTATATCAATATCGTAGTTTGTTGACCCATCTGTTAAAACAACATTTAATGCCGGGCCACTACTAGCACTTAATAGTGGCATATTCTTTTGAGTAAAGTTATTACTATCCTTTACCTTAGTAACAAATGCAATTTTAGTTGTAGCAAATTTTGTATTGCCAATATTAAAAGTTGTAAAGAGGTTATTAGGACCTTCCCCATCTATACCGTTTGATGAAAATGAAAGCCTATCATAAGTATTATTAGAAACAATAGTAGCAGAAACACCGTAGTTAGTAGTGTTGGTATGTTCGAAAATATCACCTTGCTTGTAGCCAAAAATAAGGTTATACTCCCCTGGATAATCACTCTTAAAATAAACATCCGCCGTTCCAGTTAATCCCGCATAAAAGGCATCAGGATCTGCCTCAGTAACTGTTACAATTTCTGTACCGCTGAGCTTAATATAAATAGGCGTGTTCTCGGTAAGTACTGTATCAACTTCAATGTTTTCAACAACACCATTTGACGTTAATTTTTGAACAAACGATGAATATGGCTTGAGATGACCATACGTTTCATTAGCGTAGTCATTACGGAAATAATCGTTATCAGTCCCTGCCGATGAATACGCTATTATAGATGGAATACCAGATTCGGTAGATCTGTAGGAATTAAATCTTTCAATGGTAATTGGATTTTCTAACTGACCAGTATTTGCAGATAAAGTAGATGATAAGGAGTCATTTACACTAATATTAAGTCTATCTTCAATATAGTCTTTAATATTTACCTTTGTTGAAAATGTATCTAAATACCCCTTACCAGCTTCATCGTATAGGTAACAGATAACTTTATATTGACCAGGTTTACTATATGCGTGAGATGCTGTAACACTCTCTACTGTAGTACTACCATCTCCAAAGCACCATACTACTCTTTTGTTGGAGACAAAGTCTTCTATCCCATCATTTAAATTAGGTATAAAATGAAGAGGCGTGAAGGGAAGTGCGAAGGTCTCATATGTCTCGACATTTCTATAATCACGTATGTAGAAAAAATTGTATAGCAAATCGAATTCACCAGATGAATCGAGTTGTAGAGAACTTAACGACATATAACATATTTAATCTTACAATCGCCGTATAGTAATCTTATTCGTGATATTTTGAGGATTGTAGAAATATGCGAATTGAAAATCTTCTAGCTGGTAGTTTAAAGATTGTAAAACGTTATCTTCTTCCTTGTAATCTGGATTCCATATAGCAAAGTTTAAATTTGGAATTTCCGTATCCCCGTTAATTGTGTGAAGAGCTGTGACACCGGGAATATTAATAATATCCCTTGTTAGATTAGCTACATCGACAACATCACCTAACTGAATAGAATTGAAGTATGTATTAATTATATTATATATTGCTGTTTTAATAGCACCATCGTTTGTAGCTTGATTCTTATCTACTGTAACGCGAAGTTGCGTATTATTAACTATATCATCTATTGTGCTGTCATTTAAATTAGATGCACCGAATGAAAAAGCTTTAAATATTGGATCTGAAACTACTACATTCTGAGTAATATCTTTTATATTATCACAAAATTCAACAATACGTTGTTTTTGAGCTGAATTTAAGTAATTAGGTGTAAGACCGTTCAATGTCGGATTGGCATTAGGTACGGTATAAATGTAAACATTATTAAATGATGTTGAAGATGAAAATAGAACTTGCGAAAATAAAACTCTAGAATCATCATTACCTTGAGTAAGACCTATGTCATTATAGTAAGACAAAACTTTAGATGTATAGTCATTATTAGATAATATTTTTACATTACGAGTAATGTTATTAAAGTTTCTATTAATTTGATACTCGTAATCTTCTTTTGTCACTAAACGATTTTGCGCTGCAAATACTTTAGGGGCATTGCGTCTTATTTCAGTAACAGTTTCTGCTATTTTTGTAGGTGAAGATGCAAAACGATTGTTGATTAATATATCACCTAATTGTGATGGTGTAACTAAATTTTCATTCACATCGTAAATGCTATTTTTTATTGCATCAAAATTAGTTGATCCGTATAATGTAAAAGAATTATTAGCTAAAGAATTAGGACCAATTACTCCTGACTCGTTATCTGATATAACATAGAAAATTAAAACAGTGTCGTTAGCTTCTAATTGTTTACCATTTAAATTATTACCAAATTTAAATTCATAGTTACCACTACCGTTTAGACGCTTTTCATATTTTTTAGCATCTGCTCTCTCTAAAAATAAAGATGATGTTTCTTCATACTGCGACCATTCACCTGTAGTATTATTACGTACAAAAACATTAAATGAATTATCACTAATAAACTTTGTGTTACGAACATTTGATGTACTTTGTCTGAATTGCTTAGACGTAAAAGAGTCAATTAAGATAATATTTTCATACGGTTCCCCAGTAGCGTTAAATGTTGTTTCAGTCAACGTTCCTTGATATAAAGTACTGTTAGATGGAGCAACAGGTTCTAATGTAGTATCTGCCGTTTTCTCAAAGATTATATCATCTACAGTAACATATGTATTGCCATTTACAGCTACAGAACTAAATCTAGGTAAAGTATATACATTAGAAGGCAAATTACGCGCAGAAAGAGATATGTTAACTAATGATGTTTGATCACCAAGTGGATTGTATCCAATAGTGGATACCAGTTTATTCATATTCTCATATATAGTGGCTGTACTAAAGGTAGATTCGTTAGATGTTGTGTTAAGCTGAAAAAGCAAAACATGATACATATATGCTACCACATCAATAAATGCACTAAAGTTTGAACCCTCAAAATTTTGATCCGTAAATACCTCATTTTCGTTAAGTCTGTCGATAATTAACGACTTAAGCGAATTTGCGTCAAAAGAGAGATAAGCATTCTTTGGGAGGCTATAGTCTGTAAAATCTTGAAGGCTCATTGTATTTATTTAATCTAGGGGCACCGTTATATTACAACGTAACCGTCTTTATTGAGTGTAACATTTAGAGATAAATTATTAATATCAAGCTTTGGTATGCTAAACCCAATCTCAATATTATATTGATTTTCTTCCGGAAGCCCTTTAACGCTAACTGTATTAAGAGTTATACGAGGTTCTTGAACACCTAAATTTAAATAGATAAATTGACCGAGAAAATATGACGTAGTTGTGTTAACCGGTTCAAACAAATAGCTTCTAAAATCTAAACCGAGAAGTGGGTTAAGTAATTTTTGACCTGGTGTAGTGGTTAGAATATTTTTAACAGAATTAATAACAGCTTGTCCATCTTGTATTTCTGCAAGATCTTTTGGACCAGATTGAGAATACAGCTCTGGCTTTACAAAACGACTAAAGTCTAAATCAAACTTTATATCTTTATATAGATACCCTTCTTGTAGAGATTTCTGCT